ACGCTGGTAATGGCGCACAGCGGCATGTCCAAAAACAGCGTGCGCCCCACCACCTGCGTCGTCGGGTCAAAATAGCGCGTGGTGTCGGCGCTCGCCGCGAACGTTTGGCGGCAATGGGCGTCAATCATCGCTTGCGCCGCGGTGACGAGCGTACCGAGCAACGTGTCGTCGGTGGCTTCGCTGATGCCTAGATAGGTCTTGAGATTGGCCGCGCTGGTATAGTCCATGTTATTTCTTCACTTTCGGCCGGCGCAGCATTTTGTCCACGGGCGGCGCGTCGATGGCTTTGGCTGGCGCGACATACTCTGCAAAGCACCCCGGCGCGTCCGCCATCAAGAACAGATGGTCGGCGTCGCTCGCCTCGAACACTTCGCCGGGACGATAGTGCAGCCCACGCGGGCTGTTGGTGTATTCGAAAAGGGTGACTAGCTTCTTTGCCATAGGTTTACCCCTGTCTGTTTCAATCCCACGCGCTCGCACCAGGCGGCAAACGTCGCGCCGTGGTCGTGGTGCATGGGGTAAATGTCCTGTTGCCCAAAGTTATTGTGGGCGTACAGGCTGCCCCCGTGGGGCTTGAGCGCCATCTCCAGCGCCGCCAACACGTCGCCCAGTTCGTCGGGGTGGATATGCTCCAACGTGTCGATGGCGACGATCAGGTCATACTCGCCATCGTCGTCTACGCTGATGGCCTTGCCTAGCGTGTCCCCGTGCAGCCAGTCCACGCGCGTCCCCAATCGCCGCATGGCGAAGTTCTTCAAGGTGCCCGGCAGCTCGAACACGTCTACCTGGTTGCGGTCGGCCATCACATCCGCCTCCGTGCCCAGCCCTGCCCCAATCACCAGCACGCGCTGCCCGCTGATGCCCCGCAAGGGGGCCAAGAGTTGCTCATAAAGCGGCTGGCAATTCCAGTTCAAGAGGTCATATAAATAACCGTTTGATTTTTCGCCGTAAAAGGCGCGTTCGTCGTGGGCATCGGTGGGTGGCTTGACGTGCCATGCCTGCCGCACATTCTCGCTGCCACTCGCCGCCTTTGCCACGACCATCTCCGGCGTTTCCCCGGTAAATTCGGCAATCTGGTGCGCCAGGTCGTTATAGCGGGTGATCAGGGGCGTGCGCCCGCTCAGTTGCAAATACTCCTGATAGCTGTCCCAGGTCGTCGTCACCTCGGTCACATGCCCCGCCCGCACCGCACTCGTTGCGCCCAGGCGAAAGCCCGCCCGTTGCGCTTCGACGCTAAAGGTGCCGTCCTCGCTGGCGTCGTTGTGACGGTCATACCAAAACCAGTCAAAGGTGGCGGGGTCGTTGTCGCCGAGCAGCTTGACAAACACCTCGCGGCGGAACAGACAGGCGTGCGTGCCGATCATGTCCACGTCGTCGGTCTTGTCGGGGTCAATGACGAAACATTCCATCATGTCGCCCAACGCGTTGCGCTTCATCCAGATGGCCCGCGGCGGCCAACCCCGCCGCGGGTAGAACGCTTGCAGGATGTCATAAGCAAAGCCCGGCTCGTGGCTACGGAACTTCTCCAGAAAGTCCGGTGCTACATCGGCATCACTGTCAAGGGTTAGCAGGGAATCGCACTGTGTATGCAGGAGGAAATGGCGCACCACATCGTTTTGGGCGCGGTGCGCCACCTTGCCCGCAATCGACAGAAAGCCGTCACCCTGGCGCAGCCCTTTGGTAATGAGCTGGCTCCACGCCTGAAAGAAGCGTGTTGAGATTTGTTTTTCCAGCCTGGTCGATACCAGGATGCGGCCCCAATCGTTCACGGGTTCTCCTGCCTTACGGGTTGAGTTGGATAAAGAGCACGGCGTCCACGTCCAACGTATTGGTGGGGTTGAGCGTGGTCGTCGAGGTGACGCTGATGCCCAGCGTGTCCCCCGCCACAAAGGTCAACGCCCCTGGGCGCACCGTGGCATAGGTGCCGTTGGTGTCATTGTCCGAGGACAAGACCGGCTGCGGCACGCCCACGTTGGCGTATTCGGTGCCAGCCTTGTGCGGCGTCAGCGTAATCGTGCCTGCGGTGACAGCCGCGCAACTGGCGCTGATGCCGACCACTGACCCCGCTGCCGGGGCAACGAAGGTGGTGACGCCCCCGGCCAGGGCCAAATCTTCATTGCTTGCGCCCGTGGTGATATTGCTCTTGCTCAGCGGAATGGCGATGATACTGCCGAACTTCTTGCCGTCCCATTTGTCACTCATTGGATAGTCTCCTGGTTCATGCCCCACCCTCGCGAGTGGGGCGAGTTCGTCGTCAAAGAATCAAGTCAGGCCGCGCAACCTACACCGTGATGTTGTAGATGCCGCCGGTGTGGGTGTTGGTGGAGCGTGTGCCCCACGCGCCGATGGCCTCGCGCAAGCTGGTCACCATGATGTACTGGCGGCGCTGGATGTCGCGGTCGGTCTCGATCAGGAGGTTGCGCCGGAAGCCAACGTTCCACATGGTGCGGTTGACGATGGCGAGTTGCCCCTTCGTGTTGTTGGCGGCGGTGACGCTGACCTTGCCATCGGCTTCGGTGAGTGGCATCGACGCGCTGACGATGATGGGGATGCCACGGTAGGCGGCAAGCTGCCCGGTCATCACAATCGCCCCGTTGCCAAACTTGTCGAGCGTGATCACGTTGTTGCCTGGTGCGCCCGACGCGGCAGACAAGAAGCCCGCCAGGTAGGTCGAGATGTCGCAGACAAAGACGAGTTTGTTGGGGTCAACGGCGTACTTGCCCATATCCGCCAACTCGCCCACGATGGTCGCATCTTCCAACGCGCCGTTTTCATCCACGCCCACGCCGCTGGTGTTGTCCACCAGGTATTGGTGGCGGATACCATCCTGACCGTCAGTCAGGTAGATGCTGTCGGCGGCAGGGGTGGCGTCGTCCAGGTTGATATGCCCGGTGGCGGATGAGGTGCTGTCAGCGTTAAGGGCGAAATCGTCCATCACTTCGCCGCCGCTTTGCGCCAACCGTGCGCGAATGGCCGGGGCCATTGCAATCACGGCATCCTCGTCGAGCGTGTAGCTCCACGCCTGTTCGGTGACAAGCTCGGTCGTGGTCAGTGTGACCTTCGCCGTGCTGGGGTTGCTGGCGGTGGTGGCGGTGTTCTGTGCGCCCTTGCGCCAGGTGACAGCCCCCAGCCCCAGCGGAATGTCAAAGGGGTCGGTCGGCATGTCAATGCGCTGTAAGGCTCCGACCACGCGCGACGCCAGGAAGAAGTCGTCCCACAGTTGCGCCGCCAGGTTGGTGGGCACGAGTTCATCGCCCGCGCCCGCCGTGGTGCTGCCCATTGCCTTGAGCGCCTTTTTGAGGTCGTCGCTCATGGGTTGCAAGCTGCCGCCAATGGCGGGGTGAAAGTTCTTGGCTTGCCCCTCCATCATCAACCCGGCAATCATCAAGTCCACCGGCTTGAGCGATTGCCCGCCGAACTTATGCACGCCGTCGCGCTCAAAGTTGCGCACCATCTTGGCGTAGCGGTTGCCCTTGAGCATCTCCGCCGCTTCTGGTGACAACACCGGGTCGGCCCCAATGCGCCGTTGCGGGGCGGCGTCGAGCTTGGCTTGCACTTGCTTTTCGACGAGGGCGTTAAGCTGCTCGCCGAAATTCTTTTGTACATCGTCCCACTGGAGCGTGGTCTTGGGGTCTTGCCCCGCCGCGCTCTTTTCCTGGATGGTGTTGGTGAGCTTGGTCAGCCCTTCCAACACACTGTCGAGTGTTGCTGCCATGATCAATCTCCTGTAAACAGTTGCGTCAATTCGTCGGTTAAAGCCGTCAACGTGGTCGCCAGTTCCGCAAGTTGCTCGGCGGTGAGTTCGGTGCCATCATCGGTGGTCGCCGGAGCAGGGTCATCGGTGTTGTCTTTGGTGTACGGTTGGCTGGTCGTCGTTAACGCCTTGAAAGTCAGACGGATCGCCTCTTGATTAGCAGGCAATGGCGTCAGACTGAGTTCAAGCAATTCCCACTTCAAATAGTCGCGTCCGCCGAATTCATTCTCGCGGCTCTCGATGGGGATAAAGCCAATCGAGGCGGTGCGCAACAAGCCCTGCTCCCACAGGGCGCGGATGATATGCTGGGGGTCGGATTCGTTGGCGGGTTCGCGTAGCTCAGGGCGCATCCGAATCCCCGCCATGTCCACCGAGGTCTCAGCGACGCGGCCAATTACCGCCCACGGCTCATGGTAGTTATGGCCGAAGATCAGCACGGGATTCTTTTGGAAGTTGGATAAATCGCCGCCCATCGGCATGATGCGGTCGCGGTCGCGATCCACGGCGGGCGTGCTGGCGATGATCCAGCCGTCTTTTAAGGTCGTCTCGAAGCTCTTGGTTAACTTGCCCATCTCTTTTCCTTTGGCCCCGGCGATGCTCTTATAGTCGCCCGTCAATTGAATCTCTGTGCGCCGGTCGCCCACACCCACCCAAATCGAGCGAATGGTGATGGGTTGGCTTTCGATGCGTTGCATAGGCAGATCGGCCCCTGCGTCGATGTAAGCCAGCGTGATATGCGGCGTGTAGCCGTGGTTGGAGAGGGGCGGACAATCCGCCATATACTCCAGCGTGCTCGCCAGCATCTGCCGCATCTCTGCCAGCCCTGGCACATCGACGTTGGCATAAAACACGTCTTTGCCATCCGATGAGTCCGAGGCGTTAAAGCGACCGACCCCGGCAATCTGCCCGGTCAATGGCCCCCACATCGCCGCTGATTCGGCAACGGCGGCGATGGCCCGCCCAATCTGCACATCGGTCATGGCATTGGCGTCGCCGCAATAACAAAGCGTGATGTGCAGCTGATCCGCCGGTTCGCCACCAGGAATGGCGAGTTGGGCCGCTAGGGGTGCGTCAAGCCAGATGGCAACCAATAGCCCGGTGTGTTGACCTTCCACTTGGAAGAGTTCTGCTTTTGTTGCCCGCATCGCTTATCCCCTATCTCAACGCCTTCTGGATCGCCTGTTCAAAGTCGGCGACGATGGCAGCCCGCTCCTGGTCAACGGCGTTTTGGTCGGTACGCCAGCCGGTGCGCTTGTGCGTGCGCGTCTGAAATCGCTCGGACTGCACCAGTGGCCCGTAGGCGGTGTTATTGCCCACCGTGCCCGTGATGCCGTTGCTGCTTTTGGTGATGCGCGTCGTCCACCGTCTACCCAACGTGCCCGTGCGAATGTAGCGGCTACTGCGCGGGGCCGCGGGATAGTCCTGCATCCGCGCTTGCAAGCGGTAGACAGCCCGCTGCATGGGTGCTTCGATCACCTGGATCACCGCCAACTTGCCCAACCTGGCGACGAGTTCGGCCATGCCCTTGATTTCGATGCTCACTCGTTGGCCTCCTTCACTACAGGCCGCACAAAGCAGCGGCATTTCGGATGCGCGGGCGGATAGCTCTTGCCCCCCTCAAACGTTCCGCGCAGCGGCGCACGCTTGCCGTGCAAGGGGCCACAGGTAGGGCATACGCGCTCATCCTTGACCGTCACCCATTCGGCTTGGTCTACCACGCCGCTTTGCTCAAAGCCCAGGATACTGCCCTGTGCCGCGGCGCGGGTGGTCTCCGTCTGTGCAATCGTACGCGCGCGCCGTCGCCCAAAGGTCGGCTCTAGTTCGCGCACCAAATCGGGTAACGTCGTGCGCTCTTTGAACCAGTCATCTACGGCAACCTGCAAGCGTCCTGCTGACGTGCTGTTGATGCCCCTGACAAGTTCGTAAGAATACTGACTCGCCCACTTCGCGGCGTCGGTGTTGGCCAACGTCCAGTCGAAGCCAAGGCCGATGTTCTCCAGCGTGTCCAGGGCAATTGACACGCCCAGGCTGGCCGACTGTTCCAGGTTGCGCCGCAACACTTCGCGCACGGGTTCGCTGGTGGCAACCACCTGGCTGGCGGCTTGGCGGATGGTCTCGTCACTGGCGTCATCCGGCAACAGGGTCGCCAACTGCGCCTTAAACTCGACGGTTAACTCGCGCTCCAGCTTGCGCTCCAGCTCGCCGCGGATGTTGCGTTCGGCTTCGTCATCCTCCGGGTCAAGCTGCAAAATGAGTTGCTTGTAGACGCTATGGGTAATGGGCCCAGCCGGTAGGGTCAACGCCCGCGTAAAAAAAGCGGTGGCAGCTTCCACCTCCAACAACTTCGCAATAGACTCGTCTGTCTTGAGCGCGGCATAGGCAGCGTTTACGGCGTCGTGGTTGCCGCGCATAGCGTAAATAGACTCTTCCAGCGCATCGATTACCGGGTCAGTCCCCGCACCCAACCAGCGGCGCAAGGGGCCGCGCGTGTTTTCTTCCAGGCACCACCCGGCGTCAAGGTGCCCCCCCGCCCGCAGTGCCCGCAAATGGTCGTCTTGGATGCCCTGGATCAGCTTCTTTAGCTCGCGCTTGGCGTTCTCTTTGGCCCCCTCCGGCAACAGATAGACGGTGCGCTGCACCGGCGCATCCTCCATCATCGGCTCGTCATCGTCGTCCGGCTCACCCATGTCCGGCGCATCTTGCGGCGCATCGGTGGGCGCGGGCAGTTGTGGCACCGGCGGCGGCGCGGGTGGCTCGGCAATCATCTCCACCGTGGTCAACGACGTGGCCAGGTAGCCGATTTCGCCCCCGGCCACAGGGCCGATGCCCAGCTTGAGCTGCTCGTCGAGCGTGTTAAAGGGCACGCCCATGCCCCAGAACTTGAGTGCCAGGTCCACCTTTGGCGTCAAATCGGCTTGCAGCTCGCCCACGTCGCTGAGGTCGGTATCGACGCGCTCAGTGGGGGCTAGCCAGCCATAACGCCGGAAATGGTGCGTCAAGGTGATGTCGCGCCGGCGAATGAACGGGGCCAGGGTCAGCGTCCAGAAGGTCTTGAGTGCGGTCTGGAAATTCTCATAGGTGTCTTTGCCGTAGCCCATAATTTCATCGGGCACGCCGAAGATGGCCCCCACTTCGTCGCGGCTGGTCTGCCGTTGCGACAGCCATTCGATGTCTTTGGGCGCAAACGAGAACGTCTTGATGTCGGTGACGCCCTCTTCCAAAATCACAGGCAAGTGCGCGTTTTCGCTGCCGCGGTGCTTTGCCATAAAGCGCGCTTCGTAGTCGTTTTTCTCCGACTGCGTGATGCCTTGCGGGGCGATGATGGCAAAGTCAGGCCGCGCGCTGTTGGTGAAGAAGCGTTTGCTCCACTGTTGCGCGAACAAATCAATCGTGATGCCCTCGCGCACGGCATGGATGGGAGCGAGGCCGCGCCAGGGATTGAGCGGGTTGTAGAACTTGTCAAAGACCATGTACTTGGCTTCGATGGTCAGCGTGCTGCTCACCTCGCCCGTGTAGATGTAGCCGATTGCCGTCGGGTAATCCAGGCGCGTGGCATCCGGCACCACCGCCACCAGGTCGGGACGGCGCAGCCAAATCTCCACAGGCCGTCCCGCGCGGTCGGGCACGAGTTCATAGGGAGCCTCGCCGCCCAGCAGCATGTTGACGACGTAGGATGACCACAAGTCGAGCGGCGTCTGTTCGTCGTTGACGTGGTTGAGTAGGAGGCTGATGGGGTGCGTGTCAAGCGGCTTGTCTTTGCCGTCCACCACACGCACCGGCAAGCCCGCCATGTTCTCCGCAATCTTGCCGACTGCTTTTTGCACCCAGGCATAGGTCGAATAGACCGTGGCATAGTCGGCAAACTTGTCCATCTCCTGCACCACCGAGGCCGCGCCCTGGCGATAGACGTGTTCACGTCCCGCCAAGTCCGGGCGGTGGCTAATGGCTTTGGGTGCAGCAAGCACCTGATATTGTTGGCGCACTCTACTCAGTAGGTTCATTGCCCCGTGCCTTGTTTATAGCCCGCAATTGTTGCCGCCGCTGCCCACAACACGCAGCGCACCCCAAAACCAGCCAGCCAGCCGAGCGCATAGAAGGGCGCGCACAAGAGCCACAAGAGCGCGGCGACGATGCTCAACTGGATGCGCAGAAATTCGACCTGTACGTCTTGCATCATGCGGTCACTCATTCGCGCCTCGCTCGTAGCCAGACCCATGACTCAAGGGCATTACAGGCGTGGTCGTTGCCGTCGGCGGGCTTGGTGTCCAGGCCGTGCTTGCCCTCCGGGTATTTGTACCCGGCGTTGATTTCGTCGAGTAACTTTTTGCACCGCTTATGCACCTTGAGCGCGCGGTAGCCCTTGCCGTCGCAGATCAGCGAACGCGTCAGCGTGATGGCCGCCAACCGGGTCGAGCCACCGCCGCCCGCCTTGACACTCAGCCAGTTGCGTGCCGGGATATTGGCGCGGCGCAAGCGGTTTTGCAGGGCCACGGCTTCGTGGCTGACCGCGGCCAGTTCCGGCGTCGGCAAGCCATAACGGGCGCAAATCTCGGCACGCTGCACCACGTCCAGGGTGTCCCACTCGATATTGTTGTCGGCGAGTTGTTGCCCGAAGGTCGCGTTGCCGAAGTGGGTCAGGCACTTGTCGAACAGATGGCGGATGCTTTCCTCTTCCAGCGTCTTGGTCTCATACAACTCGTCAAAGACCAGGATGTCGCCGTTGGCTTGCCGCTGGATGAACAGCGTCGCCCGCGGGTCGATGTAGCCATCATCCACGGCAATCTCGAACGGACGTTCCGGGTCGGGTTCGGTCTCGACCACGTTCTCGGCTCCGAAGCTGTCATAGACCAAGCCCTCGACGCCCGCGTACCAGTCGCCGTGCAACCACGCATCGCGCAACGGCCCCGACAGCGTTTCGAGCATCTGCCAGTACGACGGGTCAAGGTGCGGGTTGTCCGTGGGCAGCGCAGGCACAAAGGCGAATTGGTCGGCTTCGCCTTTGAGCGCGGCGGGAAAGTCATGCTCAATCCAGTATTCGCGCACCCAGTTGGCGGCAGGGTTGGAGGCGCACGCCATAAACGTGTCGCTAATCCCCGGCCAACGCAAAGAGCCGCGTAAAATGTCGAAGGTGCTCAGGGGATTCTTCGTCACCTCGTCGATGCTGATGCCCGCAAATTCGGCGCTCATGTATTTGGTCGGATCGTCCAGGTTGCGTAACAGGATGCTACCCCCGCCATATTGGGGGCGCAGGTGAAAGCCCAGCCCCTTTTCTTTGGTCTCGCGTAACTCGCCCAGCCATTGCGGAAACTCCGCCGCAATCTTGCCGATGTGCCGATCCTTGAGGCTGGGGTAATCCTCGCACGCCAGCATCACGTTGGCGTTGCGGATGCCGCGTGCAGCCCAGTTGAGCAAACGCCGCACGTTGTACCAGCGCAGCCAGTACGATTTGCCAGGGCCGCGACTGCCACCGAACAACGTGTACTTGTGCGTATCGGCGACGGTGGTCGCCGTCCATTGCTTTTCGCTAAAGCCGCACATCTCGCTAAAATTAACAGCGCGCGGTGGACGCTCGGCGATCATTTGTCCATCCTGATATGGATTGGATTGTTGGCATCACCCGTTGGGCCTTCGCCCCATCCGCGCTCGCGCCCTTGCGTCTTGAGCGTGAAGATGATCGACGCCGTATCGCCTTCGCGGATCTTGCCGCGTATCGCCGACTCCGCCATGTCTACCAATGCCTCGCGCTCGTCTTTCACCAACTGTTGCAACTCGGCACTCTTGGCGATGCGCTTTTGCAGGCCGTTGCGCGTGATGCCCAGGGCCGTCGCCGCGTCGGTGACGTTGCCTGCTTTGCTCTGGATGGCGTGCGCTAACTGCTTAATCGTTAATGCCATTTTTATTGCGCATACTCGCGCATATCCCCCTACCCCCCATACCCCTTGGGTGCGCTCACAGCAGCCCCCTCGCTTGCGCAAGCAACGCCATTGCCTCATCTACCAGTTGCCGCACCGTCTTGCCCGCCGGTGGCTCCGGCTCAGGCGTCGGCTCCAAATCCCCACCTGCCACCGTCAAACGAAAAATCACCTTGTAGCTGGCGTGCGGCTGAAAAGGCACCAGCCCCATCCCGAACACAGCATCGGACGGCTGTCCATCGTCAATACGGATGCCGTAGGCATTGCCCCCGGCGAAAATGGGAAAGTCGAGCGCATAGCCAGGGTCTTTGTTGACCTCGGTTGGCTTGCGTGCCTCGCCGCCGTTGTAGAGCAGCACCGGGATGCCACCGATGCGCCTACCCTCCAGCCCCAGCACGTCCACAAAAATGGTATGCTGCCCGCTGCCAAAGTGCGGGCCGGTGGCGGAAATAACCTGCCAGAAGTGGCGGCCACGCTGCGCGTAGGCGGGGATGTACTGTGCGCCGAAATTGCGAAGGTCGAGCGAGAGAGGATTGGTCGTCACGCTACCTCAAACATAGGTACTTGCATTTGCGCTTGTGCTATGCGCTTCTCTGCAATGTCGAAATAACCCTTATCCAACTCAATACCGATAAAGTTACGCCCCGTTTGCACACATGATACCCCCGTTGTGCCACTGCCCATGAAGGGGTCAATAACCGTATCGCCTTGTTTGGTGTACTTCTCAACAATCCATTGCATTAGGGCTATTGGCTTCTGTGTTGGATGCACACGCTTTATGCCTTGCTCAGAACCACGCAAGAAACCATCCCAAACATGATTAAAGATATAAATGCCATGCCCTTTGTTGCACCATGCCACTTCGCCATCACTTGTCATCAATGGTTTTGTGCCATGTCGCTTATCCCAAACCAGCCAACTCCCTTGCGGCAATCTGTCACTGTAATTGTTTGCGCCAAACAGAACAACCGTTTTCGCAAGGCTTAAAAAAGGCTTAGGGTCAAAAGGCAAAGCGTCATTCGCAATCCGCTTGTGTGCGCTTTGTTTGCTCACGCCGCCCGTAAAACGTCGATAATCTGTATCGAAGTCAATCCCATACGGCGGGTCAGTCACTACCGCATCAATGCCGCTGAGTGTTGGCAGTATGTCTAAGCAATCACCGTGATATAGCGTTACGTTCATAGCCCCAACAGGCGATTGATGTAGCCGCCCACATCCACGCCAAACAAATAGGCCGCGCCCAGGAGCAGCACGGCGATCAGGACAAAGGCCCAAATGCCATAACGCCCCCACAAAGCGGCGACGTAGCGATCAAAACGTTCCATCAGGCCCCCATCAGCTTCGACCATAGCCACGCGATGGCAACGGCCTCCACCCCATGCAGCACCAAACTGCTCCAGAGCAGACGGCGCAACCACACAACTTCCCGTTCGATCTGCGTCTTCAAGTCTCGGAGTTCCACCAGTAGGCTATCAATCGAATCCTGTGTTGGCTCCAGCGCGGCGAGAAACATATAAATGCGCTCACCACCTGGCTTACTGCGCTTGTACGCCTTATAGGGCGCAAGGTTGTCGGCCAGCGCACTGGCAAACAGGCTGCCCGTCTGATAGGCTTGGCGGTCGGGGACATCCAAAATTGTCCCAATCACGGTCACGTTGGCATCCTCTTGGATTTGCTGGGCAATCTGCCACGAGGTACACGAGTTGAGATAGACGAGCGTGAACCTACCGCGCACCTGCGCCACGAGTTCGCTGGCAGGCATAAAGCCATCCGACAACTGCACGCCATATTCGGCGGGGTTGAAGTTATTGGTGCGCTTTTCGCCGTGGCACGCCAACCACAGCACGTCATATTGGCTCGCCTTGATTTCGCGCAGCAGTTCCGTGCTGGTCACTTTGCCGAGCATGGGCGTGACACTGAGGCCGGATCGGACGATGTCCTGCACCTCTTCATCGGCAAAGAGCAAATCAGTTCGGGGTGCGACGAGCAAAACTTTCACACGCAAGACCTCCCTGGAACATGCCGAATCGTCAATAACAACAAAAAAGCCTGCTAGCACTAGGCTAGTAGGCTTCGCGCAACTCCTGGTTGCTCCGTCAATCGTCTTTTACCATCCACTGCCACAGGCCGTCTTCGATCACAATGGGCAGCGCACCAGAGAGGATGCCCATCATCTTCTCCGCGCCCTGCCTTGACATCACGCACAGCCGAGCCACATCTTTGCTACTCAGCTTGGCACCCTGCCAGAGCATCAGGGTAATAAAGCCGCCGCGCTGGTGGGCGTTCCATTCCTGGCGGTCGTCTGGCGGCATCAGTCGGGGCTTCATACGCGGCCTCATACAGCGGCGAATAACATAGGCTGTGCCGCGGCATCCTCAATACGCCGAGTCGCAAGCGCGTGATAGGTTGGGTCAAGCTCGATGCCCACAAAGTTCCTACCCGTATTGATTGCCGCTACTCCCGTTGTGCCGCTGCCCATCGTAAAATCTAGTACCGTGTCGCCTTCGTTGGTGTAGGTGCGGATGAGGTACTCAATCAACTCGATAGGCTTTTGGGTTGGATGTTCGCCTTGCACGCCCGCATAGAACAACACATTTGTTGGGTACTTGGCATCTGATACTTTTACATAATCTTCTGTTTGCCGATAGTCCATGTGTTGACTGCTGCCGCGTCTGCCACCCGCCTTGTAAACCTCTGTTATGGGCTTGCCGCGCTTTTTCATAATCGGATAATAGTTAATGCGTCCGTTACCAAAGATAGCTATATCCTCAGTCTTTTGCATGGGGCGGTGCTTGACAACCAAGTGGCCTATTGGTCTTGTCTTTTCCCAAACCCAACAATACTTAAACTGATCAAGGTTGCTTGCGATCAATGCCGTGGTAAATGGTTGCGTACAAAACAGAACAATTGCCCCGTTGGGCTTAATCACCCGTTTGAGTTGCACCCACATTGCGTCAAGAGGTATCACGCTGTCCCACTTACATGCAGTTGTGCCATAAGGGGGATCGCAGATAATGGCGTCGACGCTTTGCGCCTCAAGGGCTGGCAACACGTCCAAGCAATCCCCCAAATGTAGCGTGTAGCTCATGCGCTCGGCTCCCCCGCCACAGGGTACACCCCTGCAAACACGTCCACGCCATCCGGCTCCTGTGCCAGCGACGGCCAAAACTTGCCCAACTCGTCGGCGTCAGCCTTGCCCTGCAACGCCAAGTTGTGCGCCATCGTCACATCGTCCACGTCGGGCGTTTCCACGAGGAAGCGCACCCACATCGCAATGGCCTGCACCGCCTCCTTGCGAATGTCCTCAATCGTTTCAGGGCCATGCGCCCAATACCTGTTATTCACCGCCTTGACGACTTCGCCGCTTTCCTCGTTGGCAATGGCGCAGGCTTGCACCAAGTCGGACGGCCACCAGGGATACCTACTGCGCGCTTTGGTGAGTTCGGCGCGCACCAGGGCAAAGACCTGGGCATCATCCAGACGCGCCCCGTTGCGCTCGGCAAGGGCTTTCTCGACACGCTCGCGCACCTGCTTGACGCGGTCATCAAACGCATGGACGTGGACAAGCTGCCCTTCCAGCAGCTTACGCACGGCTTCGTCCATGTCCATCTCCACGCCCTGACGGTGGGCATACGTGCCGCGCTGCACCTTGCCGTTGACGACTTGGAGATCGAAACTTTGAGTTGCGCCACCCGCGATTGCCATCTATGCCGCCTCCCCATCATGCACGCCTTTAAGTCCCCACAAGGTCGCCATCTTGCCGCGTCCGCCTTGTATTTCGCCCACGCGGACAAACGTCGCCGCGTTGTGCTTGATGATGGTCGTCACCGATTGCGTTGATTGACCCGTTAGTTCGGCAATGCGCAGAATCGGCAGCGGCCCATAGCGGCGCAGCACGTCCACGTAGCGGTTGAGCGTATAGCCCACGGCATTGCGGCGCACTTTGGCACCAGGCAAGTCGCTCAAGCTGGCAGGCGTCAGTTCGGTGTCAGGGTCGACAGGCGTCACCGCGTCTGCCCGGCCCAGGTTGATCACCGTACACGTCTTGCGCCACAAGTTGCCGTGGATGTCGCGCCACTCGCTCTGGTAGGTGCGCGTGACGTAGCCGCTCATACTGTCATACTGTGGATCGCCGCAATACGCGTTGCCATACGAAACTTCGTAGATGCTCATTTCGCCCCCGATAGATACCACGTCAGCAGCGCCATTGCCGCGTCTGCACTGTCACGCACCACACGCGCGTACCAGCCCTGTGACGATAGCCAAGTCAGCCATTCGTCCTGGTCGGGCGACGTATTGTTCTTGCCAACCTTGAGTTCCATTGCCAGCCCCACGTAGCCGTGCGCTTTGATGGGCCAAATCAAATCAGGTACGCCACGTCGCAGCCCTGGCTCCATGCGTTGCCCTGGGCGGTACTGCCCGTTGGGCACGGCCGCCAGGAATCGCCAGCGCGGGTCTTGGTTGGCGCGGTAGTCAGCCTCAGCGATGATGCTGGCTTGCAGGTCGTGTTCGGAAAGTTTGGGGAGGGTGAGGGTGGTCAT